AAAAGTGAAAAATTTTTAAAAAATTTTTGAAAAACACAAAATAAGTTCAGCGACAGGCAACCCAGTTTAGGGCTTTAGGGGCTACTTACCCGCGGCCGCTGACGGTAGTTACGAAAACTACAACATAACCGATAAATCGGAATTATACAAAATGCTGTGCGAGAGAAATCCGTTTAAGCATAGGACTCAACACAGACTCAGATTTAAGAGGAAGTCACTTATTAGAAGATGACTTAAGAACCTGAGATTTAGTATCAGACCCCGGCTCACTACGTTCATCGACGTAGTCATAATCATCTGCAACTTTCATACGATCAAACATATCAAGAAAGCGTTTCCGCTCACTTGGTAACAACGTTGCATATGCATTATAATCATTTTCTTTCAATTCTCGTTTTAAATCTCTAACAGTTGGAACTGTGTTTGTATTAACCATTGAATTGAGAGTAGGGCCTGACGAAGTCGAAGGCACATTTTTAATTTCAGTTGAAGGAGAAGAAAATGTTGATCCACCTGTGGCATCGTAAATCATCAAAGGAGCGATGTCGCACAGTTCAATGTCCAAATCAACAAAGATATCACTAATTGGCAGCTCCGCGCCGGGAGCCAAACCATCAACCATCATCCACAACCCAAAGGCATAAACCATTTTGCTAAGTGCAACATTTCCTGAGGAACTACCTGTGCCATTTAATTGATTTAAATCATTACCCCGGATGTCAAATTTTTTATTTCTAAACCAGCGAACTGGTGGGGCAATGGTCCACTCAGGTGTCCAAGCAGGGAAGTCTGAGGCATCAGGTAACTGCAAAATGTTGGCTTTAGAAAGCGTTTGACCGGTATTAAATCCGGAAATGAATGTTTCACCAAGGTTTATATCCTCAACAAAACCATAAATGATACGGTAGGATGTAACAAGACCAGGTGTCATTAATGACTTGAAAATAAACTTACAAGAATTTATCATATATTTTTGAAACATACGACACAGCGTCAAAACATTAACATTAGACGGAAAATAAGCTCCATTACCTGGATTAAAATACCATTGACCGTGATTGGTAACACCTCCTATCGTCATGTCCGAATTTGAGTTCGTAGCAAGAGACAGAGTACCAAGATAGAACCTAGTTTTAATACGTATGCAATTAGGTCGAGTACCAAGCATGGAAGAGTGCTGTCGCATTCCAGCCACTGCAGTATTAAGGGCGGCTTTAACAATACGTCCACCACCTGGTAACTTAAGGCCATTAGAACGGAAAGAAACACGAGCAGGTTTGTTACCGGGTAACCTTCCTCTACCAACTCGGGGTACTCGTCCCCGACCACGGCCACGTCCACGTCCTCGAAATCTTCCGCGTGAGGGCATGGCATTTTTGTTTTTTTTGTTTTTTTGTCTACTAGACATATACTGATTATCTTTTATAAAACTTGAAGTTTTATATCCGTCGTCGACGGTTACCGCTGACGGATATTGGGTTTTTGTGCCAAGCATGTTCTCAATACCAAGAAAATCATGGGACTCGCCATCCTGGCCAATAAAGTAATCAGCATAGCCGAGGGCATATTTGCCAAGTTTTGAGGTGGCATCAACATCATAATAACCTTTCTGAACTTTTTCTTCAACAGAATTAGGAATAAGCCAATCTGGCCAAAAAGGACTATTATAAGAATTTGGTTTCATAGATAAATTTGATAAATTTATAGTGGCAGATCATTTAAAATTACCACTTGAGTGAATTGGAAAAATGAAAACCAAAAATCACCCATCGGCGTCTAGATAGTGATGCACTATCCTAGAGGCGGGCCAGTTTAATGCTTCGATTTGCTCAAAAGTTTGATCATCATCACCGAGCATAGATGGTTTAGAAACCAACCGATGCATATAATCCCTCTTTATACACCGAATAAAATAATCAAGTAAATCTCTAATTTTATCGTCCCAAAAACATTCTATACGCAAGCTATAAAATCGTTTAAGCATAACGCGAACATTTTTAGTTTGTTTTAAGCATACAGTAGCTAACATTTTTTCATATTTCATAACTGGAACGAAATCATCGCCGTACGGTTTAAACCACATACTACAAAATTCAACTTCAGTAATAGTTTGAGGCGTCTCAGAACCATACTTGAAAGTTAAACCAAGTGTCTTAAATGTTTTAGACACCACACCAGGTAGCATGTAAGGCTTAACATAATCTGAGTAGCTATAGACAACATCATCACCCATAACCACCAAACAGACATGTTTTTCAAAGCTCTCCCAGGTACGTTCAAGCCCTGGCAACTCCTCACAAACAATCAGGCACCAATGATAATACCAATAAGCGCAGTGAATAAGACCATTGTCGACCAAAGTATTATTTTGACCGCTTGGTTGACCTTGCATCTTAGCAAAAATGTCTCCTAAC